CCCCTCTACATATTGACTTTCGGGATTAAATATGCTAAAATCGGAACAGTTTTTAGAGAAATGGATACACCCTGAGTTGGTCAGTGTGGGGTAGGGACACTCCAAAGGGTGTCCCCCCCGAGATAGGATGGTGAGGAGTGAGGGGGCTGGGTGTAGAATGCTCCAGAATATGCTGAAACGGGGGCTATTGTCCCTGCATTTTGAGGTTTTCAGTCTTGAACATCACTCCCGAAATCCTGAATAAAGTCAAACAGTTACCGTTTGACCAGCAAAAAGAGATTCTGAAACTCCTAGACGAGTACGAATCCGCTAAATCCAAGGAAGAGTGTCGGGAAAAGTTCATTCCGTTCGTGCAAAGGATGTGGCCGGGGTTCATTTCGGGCAGACATCACCGGATCATGGGGGAGAAGTTTGAGGAAATCGCCTCGGGTAAGTTGAAAAGGCTGATCATCTGCATGCCGCCTCGGCATACCAAGTCAGAATTCGGGTCATATCTCTTTCCGTCATGGTTTTTGGGCAAGTTCCCACACAAAAAGGTCATTCAGACCTCACACACCGCAGAACTCGCAGTGGGTTTTGGTAGAAAAGTCAGAAACTTAGTGGATTCTGAGGACTACCACAGCGTTTTTCCGGATGTTGGACTCCGGGCTGACTCCAAAGCAGCAGGACGCTGGTCCACTTCCAAGGGTGGGGAGTATTTCGCTATCGGTATCGGCGGTGCGGTGACCGGAAAGGGTGCTGATTTGCTGATCATCGACGATCCCCATGATGAACAAGAGGGTCAGTCCGCTGATCCCACCGTATTCGACCATGCTTACGAGTGGTACACCTCCGGTCCTCGCCAGCGTCTCCAGCCGGGTGGAGCCATTGTGGTGATTTGTACCCGTTGGTCGAAAAGAGACTTGGTGGGTCAGGTGCTAAAAGCCTCTGCCATGCGAGAAGGGGTGGATGAATGGGAGGTCATTGAGTTCCCAGCCATCATGCCCTCAGGCCAACCCCTCTGGCCCGAGTTCTGGCCCCTTGCGGAACTGGAAGCCATCCGCAACGAAATCCCGATTCACAAATGGCAGGCCCAGTACCAGCAAGATCCCACCTCCGAAGAAGGCGCACTGATTAAACGCGAGTGGTGGAAGGTCTGGGAGGAGAGAAACCCACCGCAGTGTCAGTATTTGATCCAGTCATGGGACACCGCTTTCTTGAAAAAGGAACGTGCCGACTACTCCGCCTGTACCACTTGGGGGGTTTTTTACCATCCAGACCAGAATGGGGTCATGCAACCCAATCTCATCCTGATGGATGCCCTGAAGGAGAAGATGGAGTTCCCCACCCTGAAGAAACGGGCTTACGAACTCTATCAATACTGGAAACCGGAGACCTTGATCGTCGAAGCCAAGGCTGCTGGAACCCCTTTGATTTTTGAATTGAGGGCGATGGGCATACCAGTCGCCGAATACACCCCCTCTCGGGGTAACGACAAGATTGCTCGTGTGAATGCGGTGGCGGATCTCTTTGCGAGTGGAAAGATCTGGAGACCACAGACCCGATTTGCTGAGGAAGTCGTAGAAGAATTTGCATCATTTCCCGCCGGGGAGCATGATGACTATGTAGACTCAGGAACGCAGGCTCTTCTGAGATATCGGCGTGGAGGATTTATTTCTCTGCAATCCGATGCTCAGGATGAACCCGTCTATAGACGTAAAGTGGAGTATTACTAATGAAAGGTCGCACTGAAATGTCCGACAAGGCTGAGGCTCCTAAGAGCCGCAAGCAGCCGAAGGACAAACTCAAAGGTAAGATGTCGGGCATTGGCAAAGCGGCGATGGTCGCGGGTGCCAAGCGTCCGGTTAAGATGTACGGTGGCTCTATGGTTCCGGGAACCAAGGGCACCGCTCGTGGAATGGGCGCTGCCAAGAAAGGCGGCAAGTTCACCGATCTCTAAGGAGATTCGACGTGGCGGTTGATCGTGCATTGATGCCCTTCATTACCCAAGGGCAGGGGATGGAAATCTCAGTTCTCCCACCGGAGGACGATTCCATCATGGTGGAACTTCCCGATGGTGGGATGGAATTGCAACTCGGACCCGAGCAGCAAGCCGCCGCCCATGATGACAACCTAGCCCAGTACATGGATGACAACACCCTGTCGAACATAGCCACGGAACTCGTGGCTTTGTTTGATGCGGATAAGGATTCCCGCAAAGAATGGGAACAGACCTACATGAAAGGTCTGGATCTTTTGGGATTGAAGATCGAACAGCGAACTCAGCCATGGGACGGAGCCTGTGGCGTGTTCCACCCCATGCTCTCGGAAGCCGTCGTTCGTTTCCAAGCGCAGTCGATTCAGGAAATCTTCCCGGCCAAAGGCCCCGTTGAAACGAAGATCTTGGGTCAACAGACCCCAGAGCGTATGCAACAGGCCATGCGTGTTCAGGACTATTTAAACTATCTCCTGACCGAGAACATGAGCGAGTATCGATCCGAAACGGAGAAGATGCTCTTCTCATTGGCGATTGCCGGATCGGCTTTCCGCAAAGCGTACTTTGATCCGAATCTCGGAAGACCCACTTCCATCTTCGTTCCCGCAGAGGATTTCGTGGTTTCGTATGGAACCCCGGATCTGTACACCTGCGAACGTGCTACGCATGTCATGAAGAAGACCCCGAATGAAGTTCGCAAACTTCAGGTGTCTGGCTTCTATTTAGACGTGGAACTGGCGGAGCCGACTCCGGATATCAGCGATATCCAGAAGAAGTACGACAAGATGAACGGAGATGCGGCCATTGATCTAGATGGTCGCTACACCCTCCTAGAGATGATGATCGATTACGATCTGCCGGGATTTGAAGACACGATTGACGGGGAACCCTCAGGGATTGCCTTGCCCTACGTCATTACGATTGATAAGGGTTCCCGCACGATTCTCTCTATTCGACGTAACTGGTACGAAGGTGATCCGCTCAAGAAGCGCCGCCAGCATTTCGTTCATTACGTTTATCTGCCGGGACTCGGCTTCTATGGTTTTGGTTTGGTCCACATCGTCGGTGGCTTGGCAAAATCCGCCACCTCCATCCTCCGCCAATTGGTCGATGCGGGAACCTTGTCTAACCTTCCGGGCGGATTGAAAACTCGCGGACTCCGGATCAAAGGCGACGATACACCCATCATGCCGGGTGAGTTCCGTGACGTGGACATTCCGTCCGGAACCCTACGCGAAAACATCACCTTCCTCCCGTACAAAGAACCTTCCACGGTTCTCTATCAATTGCTCGGGAACATTGTCGAAGAGGGACGCAGGTTTGCTTCCCAGTCCGACATGAAGGTGGCGGACATGAACAACGAGGCTCCGGTGGGAACCACCCTTGCCTTGTTGGAAAGATCGATGAAGGTGCAAAGCGCGGTTCAAGCGCGTTTACACGCATCGATGAAGAAAGAACTGAAGATCATCGCTAATCTCGTCAAAGACTACGGTCCTCAGGAATACCCCTACGACATTCCGGGTAAAGAACTGACCGCGCAGGACTTTGATGATCGGATCGATATCGTTCCGGTTTCGGACCCGAACGCTGGTACGATGGCCCAGCGAATCATGAAGTACCAAGCCGCACTGCAATTAGCAGGCACGGCTCCGCAGATGTACAACATGCCGCTCCTGCATCGTCAAATGTTAGATACCTTGGGTATCCCGGATGCAGATCAGATCGTGCAGGTTCAAGCCGAAGTTCCGCCGACCGATCCGGTCACCGAGAACATGAAGGTGTTGAACAATCAGCCGATCAAGGCGTTTATCTATCAGGACCATGAGGCTCACATCCAGACCCATATGTCCTTCCTGCAAGATCCGAAACTGCAGGAAATGATCGGTCAGTCTCCGAATGCCCAAGCCATGCAGGGTGCGATTGCAGCCCACATGGCCGAGCATCTGGCGTTTAAATACCGCATGGAGATCGAAAAGGAACTCGGGGTCAAACTGCCTCCGCCGGGGGAACCGCTTCCCGAGGATGTGGAGTACCGCATTTCCCAGTTGGTCGCACCGGCTGCAGCCCAGTTGCTCCAGCGCGATCAGGCCGAGGCTCAGATGCAGAAGCAAATGCAAGAAGCCCAAGATCCGGTTCTTCAAATGGAGATGCAGAAACTGCAACTTCGCGCACAAGAGATTCAGCAGAAGGCCGAGGCCGAGATGGCCAAGATTCAAGCCGATATGCAGAAGGCTCAGATGCGTATGGCATCCGAGCAGGAAAGACTCAAGGCCCAAGAGCGCATCGAAGGTGCGCGTCTCGGGGTCCAGATCGCCAGCACCAACACCCAAGCCGAACTCCAGAGCAAGGAAATTGCCTCGCGGGATCAGGTCGAAGGGGCCAAGTTGGGCGTACAGATTGCACGGGAACTTCTGAATGCAGAACGCCAGCCACCAAAATCTCGCTGATTACCTCCGTAAGTCCATCCGTTATCAGATGAATGAGATGACGGATCACATCGCAGGCGGTGCCTGCACTGACTATGCGGATTACAAACGCTGTTGTGGTGTCATACATGGCCTCGCCTTAGCAGAGCGAGAACTACTTGACTTAACAAAGCAAATTGATGACGATTAAACATCTCCGCATTTTGCGGTGCGCGTGACTCCGGGCACGTTTAAATCCCGGTGCGAGGAAATATGTCTGAAAAACTAGCGAGTCAGTTACCGAAACCCACTGGTTACAAACTGCTCATTGCGCTTCCTGACCCTGAGGAGAAGACCGAAGGCGGGATCATTAAGGCTTCCCAGACTCTTCAAGCCGAAGAGATCGGAAGCATCGTCGGGTTCGTCCTAGAGATGGGACCTGATGCATACCAATCCCAAGAGCGATTCCCCACAGGACCGTACTGTAAAAAGGGAGATTGGATCATGATGAGATCCTACTCCGGTACGCGCTTTAAGGTTCATGGCAAAGAGTTCCGTTTAATCAACGACGACAGCGTAGAAGCCGTAGTCGAAGATCCAAGGGGCGTGGCAAAGGTATGAGCGAGTTACAGACATCAAAGGAAGATAAGTTCTTCGGGGTTTCCTATCAGGTGGGTGCGCCTGAGCAGGAAGAAAAGCCGGTTCCCGCCGATGAGGTGGAACTGGAGATTGTCGATGACACCCCGAAAAAGCCGGTTCGTGCAGCCGAAGCCTCAGAGGAAACCGATGAGGAATTGTCGTCTTACGGCAAGAAGGTTCGCGACCGCATCAACAAGTTGAAGTATGAACAGCACGAGGAGCGCCGTCAGCGTGAGGCTGCGGAGCGTATGCGTGAGGAAGCGATCCAGTTCGCACAGCAACTTGCACAAAAGAATCAGCAGTACGAGAACCTCATCCAGCGCGGTGAGAGCGCCCTTGTTCAGCAGATTAAATCCAAGGCGAGTATCGCCCTTGAGCAAGCCAAATTCCGATATAAGGAAGCCTACGAGCAAGGCGATGCTGAAAAGATTATCGCCGCTCAAGAAAGTCTGTTGAACGCACAGACGGAGTTTCGGGAGGCTGAAAAGTACGAGCGTACCCTTCAGTCTCGACCCAAACCCCAACCGCAAGAAATGGCGGTTCAACAGCCGGTTTATCAGGCACCTCAAGCACCCAAGGTGACTGAGAAGACCGTTGCATGGACACAGCGGAATCCGTGGTTCGGAGACCCGAAGCACCTGAAGATGACCGCTCTGGCCTATGCCACTCACGAAGAACTGGTCCGATTCAAGGGCGTACAGCCTGAGACGGAGGAGTACTTCCAAGAAATCGACGCTACCATGCGTTCGCACTTCCCAGACTACTTTGGTTCGGACGATGTGCAGGTCACTTCGGTTCCGTCCCAAAAGCCCCCCTCCACGGTAGTAGCCCCCTCCAATCGGAGTAACGGTGCGAAACCGCGCAAAATCCAACTGTCTGCCACACAAGTCTCCCTCGCTAAGAGACTTGGCTTAACCCCGGAGCAGTACGCCAAACAACTCATTAAGGAGAGTTCAAATGGCTAATGAGCGCAATATTCGTGTAGACCGGCAGGCCGAGGCTCGTCCCAACGACACTTGGTTGCCGCAATCATCGCTTCCGGTCCCTGAGCCTAAAGACGGCTGGGTATTTCGCTGGATTCGAACCTCTTCGCGTGGACTCGCAGACAACACCAACGTCTCTCGCCAATTCCGCGAGGGCTGGGAACCTGTTCGGGCAGAAGATCATCCTGAGTTGAAGATCCTTTCCGACATCAATTCTCAGTTCAAAGGAAACGTCGAAGTCGGTGGCTTGCTGCTTTGCAAGGCCCCTGAAGAGAAGATGAAGGCCAGACAGAAGTACTACCAAGAAGTCTCGGACAGACAGATCGAAGGCGTTGATCGCAGTTATCTGCGAGAAAACGACCCGCGCATGCCGCTCCTCAATCCGGAACGGTCTACGCGCACGACCTTTGGACGTGGTTGATATAATCAATCTGTTTAAACTTTTTGTGAGGTAATTCAACATGGCTTCTGGAACGAATGTTTCGGCCCCCTACGGGCTGAAGCCGATCAACTTGATCGGCGGACAGGTGTTCGCGGGTTCGACCCGTGCCCTGCCGATTCAATATGGTTATGCCACGAACATCTTCTACGGCGATTTCGTGAAGGTGCTGCGTGGTTCCGTGACTCGCGCTGCTGTGTCCACGGGCACGGATTCGGCGCAGTTTGACGGCATCTTCTTGGGTTGCTCTTACACGGACCCTGTTACGAAGACCAAGCGGTTCTCGCAGTACTGGCCTGCTTCGACGCTGGCTGGCGATGCGATTGCCTATGTGGCTGATGATCCGGACACCGTCTTCAAGGTCGCTGTCTGCTCGTCGGGAACCACGATGGCTTCGGGCGCTGTTGCTCTGATCGGCACTAACCTGTCGATGGTCAACAACACGGGCGACGTGAACACGGGTAACTCCAAGAACGCCGTTCTTGCTCCGACTGCTACTCCGGTCAGCACGGTCCTCCCGGTCCGTTGCGTGGGCGTGGTAGAAGACACTGCCTTCAGTTATGCCGCCACGGGTTCTTCGTCTTCAACGACGGTGACCCTGACGGGTTCGGGCCTTCCGGCTGCAATTCCGGTGGGAACGGGCGTTGCCTACTACGCTTCGAATGGTCAGTTGATTGACACTGGCTCGTTTGTGGCGACGGCGGCAGCGGCTGGCGATACCTCGGTCACGCTCAATGCGGCGGTCGCGGTTCCCGGTGGTGTCACGGCGATTCCCGCTGCTTCGACGATTGTGTTTACGGTGTACCCGGAGATTTTGGTCAAGGCCAACCTCCTCGTGCATGCGTACTACAGCAGCACGTCGGGACAGTAAGGTCACGGTTTAAGGAGATTTAGAAAATGGCTATTTCACGCGCACAAATGTTGAAGGAACTCCTGCCGGGGCTTAACGCGCTCTTCGGTTTGGAGTATGCCAAGTATGAGGATGAGCACACGCTCATCTATGAGACTGAGACCTCGGAGAAGGCATTCGAAGAGGAAGTCAAGTTGTCCGGTTTTGGTACTGCCCCGGTTAAGGCCGAAGGCGCTGCCATTGCTTACGACAACGCTCAGGAGGCTTTCACCGCTCGTTACAACCACGAGACGATTGCCATGGGCTTTTCGATTACGGAAGAAGCCATGGAGGACAACCTCTATGACCAACTTTCGGCTCGTTACACCAAGGCTCTCGCCCGTGGTATGGCCAACACCAAGCAGGTGAAGGCAGCGGCCCTCTTGAACAATGGCTTCACGACCTTCCAGTCTGGCGACGGTGTGACCCTGTTCAGCACGGCTCATCCGCTCGTCTCTGGTGGCACGAATGCCAACCGCCCGACTGTCGGTGCCGACCTCAATGAGACCTCGCTTGAAGACGCGATCATTTCGATTGCGAACTTCGTTGACGAGCGTGGCCTCCTCATTGCGGCTCGTCCCCGTCGTCTCGTGGTGCCGTCGCAGTTGATGTTCGTTGCCGAGCGCCTCATGGAGACCACTCTCCGTACGGCGACTGCCGACAACGATATCAACGCGATCCGTAACATGGGCGCTATCCCGGAAGGCTATGCGGTCAACCATTATCTGACCGATACCAACGCCTTCTTCATCATCACTGACGTACCGAATGGCATGAAGCACTTCGTCCGTACGCCGATGACGACGAGCATGGATGGCGACTTCGATACGGGCAACGTCCGTTACAAGGCTCGCGAGCGTTATTCGTTCGGTGTCTCGGACCCGCTTGGCATCTATGGATCTCCGGGTTCGGCCTGATATATATTCAGGCTGTCCCTAGAGAGAGTCGGCTAGCACTGGGGGCTACGGGGGTAAAATCCTGTAGCCCCTTTTTTAAAAGTTAAAAATGGCACGAGCAACACCATTGGATATTGTGTATGCCATACAAGATTGATGTTTGCGGAATCTACAAAATCGTCAATAAAGTGACTGGGCAGTGCTATGTCGGGCAATCGCAACGAGTTAAAAAACGATTGAAGGAGCATTTCAGGCTTCTTCGTTGGAATAAACATACGAACCCACACTTACAGAATGCCTATAACAAATACGGGGCATCTGCGTTTTACGGAGATATTGAAGTTGAATGCTCTAATCTTGACGAATTAGACCAGTTGGAAAATGAGTTTTTGCAAGGTACTGCTTGGTTTGAAGAACCGACTGTATACAACATCGCAGATTTTGCTAAAGCCCCAATGCGAGGAAAACAGCACTCCGAAGAAGTTCGGGAGCGTATTCGGTTAGGTAGAAGGGCTAGTACTTTTGATTTTCGTAGTCCGGAATACAGAGCAACGCTATCCAAAGCACAAATGGCTCGTTTTCACGCGGACCCAAAATTCATAGCAAAATTGAAATTTATTGTGGAGAATCCTCATCTAACGTATGCTGAACGCGCTAGAAGTCTTGGATCTGATACGAGTTCAGTACGTCGTCTTGCGTTAAAGTATCAGCATCTTAAAGGAGTTTTATAATGGCTCAGACACGTTTTTCCGGCCCGGTTGCCTCTGACAATGGTTTCGAAGGCGACATCGTTGGCAATGTTTCCGCCACCCTTGTGACTGCTACGACTCTTGTGATCGGCACGACCACGATTACTGCCGGTGCAGTTTCAGGAACGATTGCTGACCAAGCCGGTTACATTCCGGTAAAAGTTGGATCGACTGTTGCGTACATCGCGCTGTATTCCAGCCTGACTCCGTAAGATTTTTAAGGGGGGCGAAAGCCCCCTTAACCTAATGGAGATTCAGCATGCAATACGATGTATGGGCGGTCAGCCCGGATTCTAACGACGATTACTTCTTTGCCTCTGGTTCCGCCAGTGGAACCCTGAGCCTGTTGGCCAATGATGTTGGTTTAAACGGAACAGGCTACAAGGTCTCCATTACCTCTGATGGTGTGGACTCCAACAAGACCTTCACTATTAGCGGTGTCGTGGTTGGCGCTGTGGGTTACGACGGTGTGGTTACTGAGTCAGTCACTGGCCCGAGTGCCGGTGTCGTGTACTCAACGAACTACTACACCCGAGTCAACTCTGTGGCGATTAGCGCCACATCCACCGGCAATATCAAGATTGGATACGGTGGTGATCTGGCGTTCCCGCGAACCCGTATCAAGGGTGTGTACTTCGTCAGCAACGGTTCAAACGGTTCGATTGTCTTTACCGCCAAGCCAAGCAACAAAGTCATTTTGAATTTGGCAGTTCCCAGTGGGACCCTCTCTCAGGACATGATTATTCCGGGAGAAGGCATTCTGACCACCAAGAGTGCTAATGGTGATTATGCGGTGATGACCCTCACCAATCTGACCAATGCCACGATTATCTGCGGGTAAGTTATGGCCAAAGATCCGGTCCTTAAACGTATCGGGGTTGCTGGCTACAACAAGCCTAAGCGCACCCCTAGTCATCCCACTAAGTCCCATGTGGTGGTGGCTAAGTCTGGCGATCAAGTAAAGACCATTCGCTTCGGACAACAAGGAGTCTCAGGTTCCCCGAGAAAAGCCGGGGAATCTGAGTCTTACCGAAACCGACGTGAATCGTTTAAAGCCCGACACGCCAAGAACATTTCCAAAGGCAAGATGAGCGCAGCCTACTGGGCTGACAAGGTTAAGTGGTAACCGGCCATGGAAATGATGATTTGGAACATGATTCTGACCTTTATCGTGGCGATTCTGGGTTGGGTTGTGAAAGACAAGTTTGCCGAACTGCAACGCCTTGGGATTCTTCTCAACAGAACCCGAGAGGAAGTTGCCAGAGATCACATCACGAGAGCCGAGGTCCGAGCAGATTCTCAGATGCTGCTTGACCGACTGGATCGGCTGGAACAAAAGATTGATCGCATCGCAACCAACATGGCTACAGGTGATCGTCGTGGCTAAAGCCAAAAGCAAAGTAAACGCAGCCGGTAACTACACCAAGCCCGAGATGCGTAAAGCATTGTTCAACCAGATCAAGGGCGCTGCTGTGCAGGGAACCAAGGCTGGCCAATGGTCAGCCCGTAAAGCACAACTGCTTGCCAAGAAATACAAGGAGAAGGGCGGTGGATACCGGGACTGATCTTGAGTTATTTAAGGCGCAGGTCCAAGCCGAACTAAATCGGCTTGAAGCCAAGTCGTCTGCCAAGGAAGTCGCTGGGAAGGCTATTGGCAAAGACGGACTCAAGTACATCACCGCCATTGTGGTGATCGGTGTTCTTTCCAGTCTGGCATTGGATTCGGAAAAGATTGCGGCAGTGATGGGTCTTTTAGGCGCATCGCTGACTGCCCTGATTTCCATGTTGGCCAGCATTGCTGGAGCCAGCGAAAAGGAAGAGAAGCCAGAGTTTGCTGTTATCAAGGAACTCATTGGCAAACTGGACAAGTTGGACCGTAAAGAGCAGCCCATGAAAGTGGATGTTGAGAACGGCCATGTCACCGTGACCAAGGGCGACGATGTCGTTAAGGCAAGTCGATGAAGTCACCGCAGCAATCCTTGAAGGCTTGGACTGCTCAGAAATGGAGAACCAAAAGTGGTAAGCCATCTAGTCAAACAGGCGAAAGATATCTTCCAGAGGCTGCGATCAAGGCTCTTTCCCCAGCCGAGTACGCCAGAACCACCGCCGCCAAGCGAAAAGGTAAAGCGCAAGGCAAGCAGTTCGTCGCGCAACCGAAAGGCATCGCGAAAAAAGTAAGACCGTTTAGACAACGAGGTAAGTGACATGGCGATCTCCAGAGCCAACATGGCCCAGCAGATTGAGAAGCCGGGTAAGGTTCGCAAGGTCATGCGCGAGTTCAAAGAAGGAACTCTGCATTCCGGCAGTAAGAAAGGGCCTGTGGTGAAGAACCGTAAGCAGGCTATTGCTATTGCTCTTTCTGAGGCTGGCATGAGTAAGCCTGAGAAGAAGGCAATGGGCGGTCGTATTGATGGCTGCGCTATGCGCGGTTTGACGAGGGGCTAATCATGATGAAAGGAATGGGATTGCTCTCTTCCCTCATGGGAAGAAAGATGGGCAAGATGAACGGCAAAGATTCCAGTGTCTCCATCACCATTGAAAAGGAGATGGATGAGTCTGATGACATGATGGGGGGCGGCATGACTAAGTACGCAGAGGGCGGCAGCCTTAAGATGGTAGATAAAGGCGGACAGAAAGTTCCGTTCTTTGCTGCCGATGGGAAAGGCAAGATGATGGCTGGTGGCCCAGTAAAGTACGCCAAGGGCGGACGCATTGACGGCTGCGCCATCAAGGGCAAGACCAAGGGCACCTACCGGTAATGGCTACCAGCGGCACAGCGACGTTTAATCCGGACTTCGCCGAGATCGTCGAAGAGGCGTACGAGCGTGCCGGTCTGGAATTGCGTACAGGCTACGACCTGAGAACTGCCCGTCGATCCATGAACTTCATGGCTCAGGAATGGCAGAACAGGGGTATCAATCTTTGGACTGTCGCGACGGGGACCCAGTCTCTGACTGCAGGCGTGTATACCTACACGATGCCCTCTGACACTATCGATTTGATTGAACATCAGTTGCGTATCTATGATGGCAATCAGACGATGCAGGCCGACTACAGCATGGCCCGTATCTCGGTCTCCGACTACGCCATGCTCAACAACAAGTTGACCCAAGGCCGTCCGCTTCAGATCTATGTGGATCGTCAGCGAGACGCGCCGATTGTCTACTTGTGGCCAGTTCCCGATAACGTCCAGCAGTACACGCTGGCCTATTGGTACATCAGGCGTATTCAGGACGTGGGTGCTGGTGGAACCAATACCATGGACGTGCCAGCCCGATTCCTGCCTTGCTTGGTGGCAGGATTGGCTTACTACATTGCCATGAAGAAGCCCGAAGCAGCAGATCGTATTCCGTTGCTGAAGTCTGAATACGAAGCGCAGTTTGAGTTGGCGGCAGGTGAAGACCGTGACAAGGCTGCTTCACGGTTCCTTCCGTACATCTCTAGCGTCACCGGAGGAGGATAACGGTGACTCAGCCTTTTGCATCTGGCAAACATGCGATTGGCTTCTGTGACATGTGCGGTTTTCAGTTTAAACTGCACCAGTTAAGGAAGGAAATCTACGATCAGATTTGGACTGGAAATCTGGTCTGTGATGAATGTTTGGACGTGGATCAACCCCAACTTCAGTTGGGCAAGATCCCGATGGACGATCCTCAGGCTTTGCAGAATGCAAGACCTGACCAGTCATTGATTGAGAGCCGGGACATCCAGTGGGGATGGAATCCGGTTGGCGGAGCGCAGGCGTATGATGACCCACTAACCCCCAACTACTTGGTTGCGGCTGGGGCTGTGGGAACCGTGACGGTCGCTACAAGTTAGTTTAAACATGAATTACTCACAACTCTCTACGCTCATTCAGGAATACTGCCAATCGACGGAAACGTCGTTCGTGGCCAATATCCCGAACTTCGTCCAGTTGGCCGAAGAGCGGATCTACAACTCGGTTCAGATCCCGGCCCTCCGCAAAACTTCCACTGCTTCAGCAGTGATCGGCAATCAGTACATGTCGCTGCCATCAGACTGGCTGGCAACATTCTCGTTGGCGGCGATCAACCCATCGACTGGCGTTTACACGTTCCTTCTGAACAAGGACGTGAACTTCATGCGGGAATGTTTCACCACCGCAACAACTTCGGGTGCGCCTGCGTATTACGCTGTTTGGGACAACGACACCATGTTGTTGGGTCCAACTCCAAACCTCGCGTACACCTTGGAACTGAATTACTACTACTACCCGGTATCCATCGTGGATGCGGGAACCTCGTGGCTCGGCACTAACTTTGAGACAGTTCTTCTCTACGGATCACTCCGTGAGGCTTACACCTATCTCAAGGGTGAGGCGGACATGGTCGCCGCCTACGAGCAGAAGTACCAAGAAGCACTGGCTCAGATTGATCGCCTTGGCGATGGTCTGGATCGTCAGGATGCATATCGTTCAGGTCAGGTCAGACTTCCGGTGAGGACATGAGTTTTACCGCCACATCCGAATTAGGGCAGGTGTTTGTTCAAACGACTGATCATCGTGGACACACCGTGGAAGAGATTGCAGAACGTGCGGCTAACCGCATCCTCAGTGTTGACTCCAAGGAAGCACTGCAGCATTGGCTAGTGAAGTATCTCACCGAGGCTCAAAAGGCTGAACGTGAGTCGATCTGTAAGAAACTGAATCAACAGGGTTATGCGGAAATCGCACAATTAATTGGAGACCTCTAATGGCCATATCTCAAGCAATGGTGACTTCGTTCAAGGTTGAAATCCTTGACGGTATTCACGCTTTCGGTTCTGCCGTTATTCGCGCTAGCGCCGCTCCGGACGTGTTCATGCTGGCGTTGTACACCTCTTCTGCCACTCTAGATGCTACAACCACGGCATATACCGTTACGGATGAAGTGTCTTCCTCTGGCACGAACTACCCAACTGGCGGGTTGACGCTGACAGTGTCGCAGGCTCCGACATATACCGGCACGACCGCATGGTTGGACTTCGATGATCTGACGTTCCCGTCGGCAACGCTTACTGCTCGTGGCGCTTTGATCTACAACCTGACTCAAAGCAACAAGGCGGTAGCCGTTCTGGACTTCGGTTCGGATAAGACTTCGACCGCTGGTAACTTCACGATCCAGTTCCCGACAGCCAACTCTACGTCCGCGATTCTCCGTATTGCCTAAGAGGGTGTTTAAATGGCCCTCGTACTTGCTGATCGCGTCCTAGAAACCACTACCACCACCGGTAGTGGAACCATTTCGCTTGCCGGTGCGAGTGTCGGATATCAAGGCTTTTCGACAGGCGTTGGTGACGGGAACCAAACCTACTACACGATTGCCCTAGAAGGCGGCGCTGAGTGGGAAGTTGGTATCGGCACCTACACTTCGGTAGGCGATACGCTTTCTCGTGATACGGTCCTAGCCTCTAGCGATAGTGGAAACAAGGTTACATTCTCCGCAGGCGTTAAGCAGGTCTTCGTCACATACCCTGCTGGCAAGTCGGTCTTCTTTACGCAGTCCGGAACGATCAGTGCGAACTCAGGCACGATCACGGATGTCGCAACTCCCACTGTTGCTGGCGATGCGGTCAATAAGCAGTACGTTGATGATCTGGTAGCCAGTGGTATCACTTACCACACTCCGGTTAAGTACGAAGTTCCTGACTCCACAGGCAACCTCGTTGCAACTTACAACAACGGAACTGCCGGTGTCAGTGCAACCCTGACAAATGCGGGAACGCTGGCAGCGTTCGTTCCGGATGGCACGACCGCCACGATCAGTGATCGCATCCTGATTTACAACCAGACCAACGCTTTTGAGAATGGCGTTTACACGGTCACTACGGTTGGCGATGGATCAACGTCGTGGGTTCTGACTCGCGCTACGGATGCGGATACTTACGCTCTGAAAGACCCTAACGGGTTAGGTTCAGGCGATGCGTTCTTTATCACTTCGGGTAACACCGGAGCCGGTGAAACTTACGTCTGCAACACGACGGGAACGATTGTCTTTGGCACGACCGCCATCAACTTTGTTCAAGTCTCGGCCACGCAGATTTATGCCGGTGGTAATGGAATCACTATCAGTGGTCCAACCATCTCTCTTCAGGCTCCTGTCACGGTTGCAAACGGCGGCACTGGACTAACGACTGCCCCAACTGACGGCCAACTGCTGACAGGTAACGGCACCGGCTACAGTTTAAATACGCTCAAAGCCGGTACTGGGATTAGCGTTGCCAACGCGCCGGGTTCCATCACCATTACGAACTCTGCCCCGGATCAGGTTGTCGATATAACGGCAGGAACCGGAATCACAGTTGGTGGTGGGTATCCTAGTTTTACGATTTCTTCGACGGCTGCGGATGGTCCGATCTTAGAGTCGGAAATCACGATCAGCGAAAACTACACCATCAGCACTGGCAAGAATGGTTTGAGTGTTGGACCTGTCACCATTGCATCGGGCTACAACGTCACCGTTCCTGCCGGTCAGACTTGGGTAGTTTTGAATCAAGCGTCTGGCAGCGGTGCCGGTACGATAGCAACGGTTGGAAAGGCAATCGCAATGTCGATTGTGTTCGGAGGTTGATGAGATGGCGAATCCAAACATTGTCAGCGTTTCCGCAATCTACGGGAACAACTCACTGACATCACTATCTACCACGAACGCAACGGCTATCGTGAACAATGCTGCATCTAGCGGCAAGGTCTTTAAGATCAACAGCATCATCGTGGCGAACGTGGATGGTACTTCTGCTGCTGACATTACGATCAATGTTTACAGTCAGGATGACCTAGGTGGCACGGCTTATGCGCTGGCTTCCACAGTATCTGTTCCTGCTGATGCGACGTTAGTAGTGATTGACAAGAACACTTCAATCTACTTGAAGGAAGATCAATCTATTGGTGCGACGGCTGGCACGGCCAGCGATCTTGTTGTTGTCGCTTCTTGGGAAGAGATCAACTAATGACCCTGCGATATACAGGCGGAGTCATACGAGCGGCTGCGCCTACAGTTAATGCTTCTTCTGCAAAAGGAGTTTGGCTATTAAGTCAGGCTTTGCCTTACCGTGCTGCGGGAACATGGCCGCAACCAACTATTACTATTATTCAAACATTCCTTGCTTCCGGAACTTGGACTGCTCCTGCTGACGTAACTGAAGTTGAGTACCTTGTTGTCGCTGGTGGCGGCGGTGGTGGCGGTAATGACGCGCTAGTAGGTGCTTCTGCCGGTGCTGGTGGCGCTGGTGGTTTTAGAACCGGAACAGGGTTCAGCGTGACGGCTGGCACCGACTACACTATTACAGTCGGTGGTGGTGGAGCGTCAGGCACAGGAAACAATCCCGGTGCCGCAGGCAGCGATTCTGTCTTCAGCACCATTACCTCAACTGGCGGTGGATTAGGCGCAAAGGGTACTGCTCCCGGCGGCACATCTGGCGGCAATGGCGGGTCAGGTGGTGGCGGCACGGGAACTGCTGGCGGCGGCAATGGCAATACACCAAGCACCGCGCCTGCACAGGGCAACAATGGCGGTGGGTCAAGTTATAGCGCCCCGAACTATGGTTCTGGAGGCGGCGGTGGCGCGTCTGCCGTTGGTTCTGCTGGCACATCTTCCGCTGGCGGCGATGGCGGTGCTGGCACAGCGTCGTCAATCTCTGGCGGTTCCGTTACTTATGCCGGTGGTGGTGGCGGCGGTAATGCTGGTAGCACTCGCTCAAGCGGCGGCGCTGGCGGCGGCGGCGGTGGTGGCACAAACACAGCGCCTAATCGTGACGGTATTGCGGGAACCGCAAACACAGGCGGTGGTGGCGGTGGCGGTGGAATCAACCCCAACGTGCCGTACACACCTTACGCAGCGGGCGGCGCAGGCGGCTCCGGTATTGTTGTCCTCAAATACACTGCTCCAGCAACCACAACCATATTCACATTTAAATCTACGCAGAAATGGGTAGCACCAATTAACGCTGTCAGCGTTGATTACCTTGTCGTTGCTGGAGGCGGTGGGGGCGGTGCTGGAAATGGTGTTTGTGGACACGGTGGCGGAGGAGCAGGCGGATTCCGCACAGGAACCGGTTTAAGTATTACTGGAGGCACCGAGTACACTATTACTATTGGTGCTGGCGGCGCAGGCACAACAAATGCCCCGACAAGTGGTGCAGATTCAGTATTTAGCACGATTACATCCACAGGCGGTGGTCGCGGTGGATACTACAACGGGTCAAGTCAATTTGACGGAGCAACGGGCGGTTCTGGTGGTGGCGGGGGCTTTACCGCACCAAATTCAGGAGGCGCAGGTAACACGCCTAACACTTCGCCCTCACAAGGAAATAATGGCGGCGCAGGCGTTAATAACTTTCCTACTATTCGCGCTGGCGGTGGGGGTGGCGGGGCTGGTGCTGTAGGTGCCGCCGCTGGTGGAACTGCTGGCGCTGGTGGCGATGGAACTGTGTCAGCCATCAGTGGATCTTCCGTAACCTATGCCGGTGGCGGAGGCGGTGGCGCATCACCCGGAACTGCTGCATCTGGCGGTAATGGAGGTGGCGGTGCCGGAGGTTCAAGTGCTGCGGGGACAAGCGGGACCGCTAACACGGGCGGTGGCGGTGGTGGTGCTGGTGCAAATGGCCCCGGTGCTGGACCTAATGGTGGTTCCGGCGGTTCCGGTATCGTGATCCTAAAAGTAAACTATTAAAGGTTTGAGGTTTTGAAATGGCTAACGTAATCAATGCCCAAAACGGGATCGTATCGACCGCAGATTCAACGTCTGAGTTAAACATTCAGACAGGCGGTGTCACGGCCATTTCAATTGGCTCAAGCCAATCCGTTACTATCTCCAACCTATCTGACTCGGTTGGCAATCTTCGCAACATTCCATCAGCCGGTGCAGCCAAAACAACGGCTTATACCCTCACCATCTCTGATATCGGTGAGTTTGTTACGGTTGGAACCAGCGGCAGTATCACGGTCGTCAATGATGTGTTCAGTGCAGGCAACGCTGTCTCTATCTACAACAACACATCCGGTAACGTCACACTGACCATGAGCATCACGACGGCTTATATCGCGGGAACCGATTCCGACAAAGCCACGATGACTCTGGCAACTCGGGGTCTGGCGACACTGCTATTCTTGTCTGCTTCAGCCGTGGTTGTTACGGGGAACGTCACCTAATGTCCGGCATCATGATGCTTTTGCTGGCGCGTGTCGTCGGCACTAGATATGTTGAAGTCAAAACCTTTACGACTTCAGGCTCGTGGGTGTGTCCTACTGGCGTGAGCGAAGTTGAGTATCTCGTCGTTGCTGGCGGCGGTGGTGGTGGATTCGATGCTGGTGGGGGCGGCGGTGCTGGAGGGTTTAGGACTGGCACTGGATATTCTGTAACAGCAGGAAACACCTATACAGTTACTGTTGGAAGTGGTGGGGCTGGAGCATCAACGGCTGCTCGTGGATCAAGTGGGAATGATTCGGCGTTTGATACCATCACCAGCACGGCTGGGGGTGGAGGTGGTTCCTATTCATCACCAGCAAATGCAAATATAAATAATGGCGGCAATGGTGGTTCTGGTGGCGGTGGAGGAGTTGCTACATCAGCAGGAACCGGCGGCAGCGGCAATACTCCGGTTACATCCCCCTCACAAGGATCAAATGGAGGGAATGGTGCGTACCCTGCTTACAGCGGCGGCGGAGGTGGTGGGGCTAGTGCAACCGGATCAAATGGCAGCACAGGCGGCGGTAATGGCGGTGCTGGTACAGCCTCAACAATTTCTGGCGTATTTACTTATTATGCTGGCGGCGGCGGTGGGGCTGATGGTGACCCCGGATCTGGATCTGGTGGCGCAGGAGGTGCAGGAGGCGGCGGAGATGGAGGTACTGGCGCAGTAGCGGGCGGTAACGGAACCGTAAATACAGGCGGGGGCGGCGGTGGTGGTGATTCGCCGGGTGTAGGCGGCGCAGGCGGCTCCGGCATCGTCATTCTTCGCTACGCAGTACCTGTCCAGACCGTAGTTCAGTCATTCACTGCATCCGGAATCTTTGTTCCGCCGACTGGTGTGAGCGAGGTTGAATATCTCGTCGTTGCGGGTGGTGGCGGCGGTGGCGGCGCTAACGCTCCGCACGGCGGTGGCGCTGGTGGCGGTGCCGGTGGGTTTAGGACAGGAACCGGGTTTAGCGTAACTGCTGGAACTAACTACACCGTCACAATCGGTGGCGGCGGCTCTGGAGGAAGTGGTAGTTCAAATACCGGATCATCTGGTTCTAATTCAGTATTTTCTACAATAACTTCTGCTGGTGGAGGCGGCGGTGGCGCAACAACCACCGCGACAGCAAGAAACGGCCTGAGCGGTGGATCAGGCGGCGGCGGGTCAGGCAGTGCTGGAACAAGCGGAACCGGCGGCTCTGGAAACACGCCTAGCACTTCTCCAAGCCAAGGAAGCAATGGAGGAAACGGCTTAACAGACGGCGCTACTTACGATAACGGGGGTGGCGGCGGCGGTGCGTCTGCAACTGGAGCAAATGCCACATCAGCCGGTGGAGGCAATGGGGGCGCGGGTACTGCATCGTCAATCTCTGGCGGCAGCGCGACTTATGGCGGCGGCGGTGGTGGCAGCGGATATGGTGAGTACGGCCTGTCTCAAGGCACAGGCGGCGCAGGCGGCGGCGGCAATGCTGGTTCTGCTGGAACCGCTAACACAGGCGGCGGTGGCGGTGGAGCAACCGTTTCAACAGGCGCAGCAGGCGGCTCCGGCATCGTCATCATCAAATACACACTGGGTACTGCTTCGATCCTGACGTTCAACTCAACCACCAACTTTGTGATGCCTGCTGGCGTGACGAGCGTGGACTACCTCGTGGTTGCGGGTGGTGGCGGAGGTGGTAATAACGGCGCACAGCAAGGCGGCGGCGGTGGCGCTGGAGGTATGCGTACCGGAACGGGGTTAACCGTTACACCGGGATCTACTTACACGATCACCGTTGGCGGTGGTGGCACGGCTGGAACAACCGGAAACGGTGGAAACGGCAACAATTCAATCTTCAGCACCGTAACGTCAACCGGTGGTGGTGGGGGTGGGCAACGTCAAACTGCTGGAAACAACGGCGGTTCTGGTGGTGGCGGTGGAGATGCTGGGCCGGGATCAACGGGCGGCGCTGGCGGTTCTGGAAATACCCCAGCCACGTTCCCCTCACAAGGTAGCAATGGCGGTCGCGGGGGGAACATTAGTTTTGGTGGCGGCGGTGGGGGCGGTGGCGCTTCTGCTGTTGGTAGCAATGGTGCAGACAGCAACCCGACTAGTGGCGGTAATGGTGGCGCAGGTACAGCGTCATCAATTTCTGGTGGCTCCGTTACCTACGCTGGCGGTGGCGGCGGCGCTGCTGGAACCGGAACTGCTGGAACCGGGGGTGCTGGCGGCGGTGGTCGCGGCGCTGTGTATAACGGTGGAAGCGGAGAATCTGCCGTTGAAGGTACGGCCAACACCGGAGGTGGAGGTGGGGGTGGATCAACCGGCGGCGCTACTCCATCCAGTGCAGGCAAGGCAGGTGGCTCCGGCGTAGTCATCCTGAAGTTGAACTTCAACAATTACCTGCTTTACACCTTCACTTCGACGCAATCGTGGACGGCTCCGGCTGGTGCGGTGAGCGTGGATTATTTGGTTGTAGCCGGTGGTGGTGGAGGTGGTAAGGCCCGTGGTGGTGGCGGTGGAGCCGGGGGATTTAGAACTGGTACAGGTTTATCAATTACTGCCGGTCAGTCTTACACTATTACTGTTGGCGCGGGTGGCGCTGGAGCAACATCTAACAACGTAACCGCTCCGAATGGATCTGATTCCGTATTCAGCACTATCACATCAACAGGTGGCGGTGGCGGTGCCGGTACACTAAGCACTTACGGAACTACCTTAAATGGTGCTAACGGTGGCTCTGGCGGTGGCGCGTCTGGAAATCCAACTCCTGCGGGAGCGGGAGGGACCGGTGGCTCTGGCAATACTCCGTCAACAAATCCATCGCAAGGCAATAACGGTGGAAAGACATATTCGGATAATCTGAATTACACCTCTTCTGGCGGTGGCGGCGGTGCATCTGCTGTTGGTGCTGACGCAGGTGTAAGACAATGTGGTAACGGCGGTGATGGTTCAACGTCTGCTATTAGCGGTTCTTCTGTAACTTATGCTGGCGGCGGCGGTGGCGGTGGAGACGGAGCGGGAACTCCCGGAGGAAATGCTGCTGGAACAGGTGGTGCTGGAGGCGGTGGCGCGGGATCAACAACTACAACAGCAACCGCTGGAACGGCTAACACAGGCGGCGGTGGCGGTGGCTCTGGTGGTGGCAACCCATCAAATCCAAATGGCGCAGCAGGCGGTTCAGGTATCGTAATTCTCAAGGTGAATTTCTAATGAAAGCGTATCAAATCATGGGTATTGACACGGCGATGCACTTGCTTCGTCCGGGTGCGAAGTGGGAAATCAGTAATCGTGAGATCACGCGCTGGGAAGATCCGCGTCCAAAGCCCTCGTGGGAAGAGATCATGTTCACAATTGAAAAGATCAAAGAACTGGAAGATGCGGTTCCCACGATCCTGTTGCCCGAGCAGCAGAAAGCCTTTGATGATTATGTGAAGCAAATCGAACAGGCGGCTGCATGATTCTGCACGGGATATTCCCCACACCGGTTGCCCGGTTCAACCTCGACCGTGAGTTCACGGAGCGGGAGTTGGAGTTCGTGCTGAAACAAAGCCAGCACAACAACGAAGGCAACACGACAAGCGACGATAGTTACGTCTTCAACAACATTGAGTTGAATGGCTTGAGCGATTTTTGTGAGGCTTCTGTTGCGACGTATCTGAAGGAAATCTACGCACCGAGCAAGGACGTAAACCTTCGGATCACGCAGTCATGGCTCAACTACACCAAGCCCGGACAGTGGCATCACAAACACGCTCATCCAAACTCTTTTGTCTCTGGTGTGCTGTACATCAAGGCCAACAAAGAATCGGACAAGATCTACTTCTACAAGGACGGCTACAAGCAGATCAGCCTGCCGACAGAGAATTGGAACTTGTACAACTCCGAGTCTTGGTGGTTTGAAGCAGTCGCAAAAGAATTGATCCTGTTCCCGTCTAGCCTTCAGCACATGGTTCAGACCGTGCAGGGCGAAGACACCCGGATCAGTTTGTCGTTTAACACGTTTCCTGTTGGTTACGTTGGGGATGAAAAGTCTCTAACCGGTTTACATTTGAGGGATTAAACATGGCTCACTTTGCAGAGATTGATGAAAACAATGTTGTGCAGCGCGTGATTGTCGTAGCCAACAAGGATACGGCTGACGCTAACGGCAACGAAGTCGAGAGCATTGGCGTGGCGTTCTGCCAGCGTTTGCTGGGCGGGAACTGGAAACAGACTTCCTACAACGCAAACTTCCGCAAGAACTATGCAGGTATCGGCTTCACCTACGATGCTGGTATCGACGCATTTGTTCCACCGAAGCCGTATCCGTCGTGGGTTCTGAACAGCAACACCGCGCAGTGGGAAGCCCCAGTACCGATGCCGCAAGATGGCAAAATGTACTCATGGGACGAAGCCACGCAGTCGTGGGTTGAAGTTCCGAGCGCAGGTTCGCTGACGATCTAAGCCGATGCTCGGCTTTGTACCTCTTTCAGCAGCGCCATTCTCCGCACTGGGGGAAGGGGCAGTTGTTGTTACAGGGGTACAGGGCAATGGCTTCGTTGGAACTGTTCTTGTTGTTGCTGATGCCAACGCCTTTGTTGATGGTGTTGAGGCAAACGGACAGATTGGAACAGTCTTTGTCTTTGGCGAAGCCAATGTTCCCGTCACGGGAGTTGAAGCCAACGGGCAGACCGGCACCGTCGAGGTCACCGGAACTGCCACGGTCTTCCTCACCGGGGTCGAGGCGACAGGCGAAGTTGGCACCGTTGCGGTTGCTGCGGATGCGAATGCCCCAATTACAGGGGTTGAAGCCACTGGCGCGGTGGGAACCGTTGTCGCCACAGGCGCAGCCAATGTCACCCTTACCGGGGTTGAGGCAACAGGCGAACTTGGCAATGTCTCAATCTTCATTGAGATTGTTGTCCCAGTTACCGGGGTATCCGCCACAGGGCAGGTCGGGACGGTTACGGTTGCGGCGGATGCCGTTGTCTTCGTCACGGGCGTGTCGGCAGTGGGAACCGTGGGGCAAGTCACTGTTTGGGGTAAGATTATCCCCGGACCAACCGGGCCGTGGACACCGATTCCAGATCCGTCAGCGTCAGTTTGGACACCAGTTAATACGGGCGATTCAGATATCTGGACCCCGGTAGCAGCGTAGAGGTTTAAACATGCCTAGTACATATTCACCCAACCTCGCGTTGGAACTTATTGGAACCGGCGATCAAGCGGGTACTTGGGGTAATACCACCAATACCAACTTGGGAACCCTGATTGAGCAGGCTATCAGCGGCTACGAGGTTCAGTCCCTGACCTCGGGAACTACCCTGACCCTGACCATCCCTAATGGCGCAACGGGTGTAGCCCGTAACATGTACTTGGAGTTTACGGGCGATGGCAGCACGGTCATTGTCCCGTCCAATAAGAAACTCTACTTCGTCTACAACAACTGCACCTCCGGCACGATCACGATGAAGGTCGCTGGCCAGACCGGTGTAACAATCCCCAATGGGGAAAGAATGGTTTTGGTTTCCAACGGAACCGATGTAGATGAAGCCATCACCATTGAATCCTTGACTGGCATTACCACTAGCACGGTCACTGCTTTGGGCAGTGGCGCTGGCGACAGTGTCACGAGCGCAACAGGCACTACCGCAATTGGAAAGAATGCCGGGATGGCGATTACGAGCGGCATTTCAAATACTTTCGTTGGTGAAGAAGCAGGATTAGTTTGCACCGATGGCATTCTGAATACGGGTATCGGGCTTGGTGCATTAAAATCTTTGACAAACGCAAGCGGGAATAGCGCAATCGGTTGGTTTGCAGGGTCTTCAATTACAACTGGATTTAGAAATACCGCTATTGGCAGAAGCAGTATGTCTGCCAACACAACTGGAAGTTACAACACAGCGTTGGGAACAGATTCGTTAGATAATACAAACTACGATAATACAACTGGTGTTGGCTCAAGTTCGTCGGTAACAGGAGACAATCAAGTTCAATTAGGAGATGCCA